AAAGAGCAGTACCATTCGTAGAAATAAAAAGAAATGCGAATACCCGTAAAGCAACAGCATCTAAGAAACATATGAGTCACGGTTCATTTAGATGTGTAAGACATCCCAACAGTAAAAGATGTAGAAACGGAAGTACCAAGTAAGATAAATACTATTATAATTGAGAAATGAGGGGAGAGTTATGTTTAAGGAGTCTAAAGAACACCTTATTAACAACGATATGACTTATTGGGAACATTTTATCTTTGCATTTATGTTTATGATAGAGTGTTTAAAGATGGTTTTAGCATTAATAGTACATATGGTTGTACCAGGATTTTTTACTACATATTCAAGTAAAAAAACTCTTGAAAATGCAAAAATGTTAGAAGAAATGGAAAGAAATTAAATGGAACAATATAGAGAAAAGTTAGAACTTGTAAATACATTGTCTGAAAGTAGATTATTCAGAACTAAAAAGATGGCGAATGATGTCAATATAGATGATGCGGCTGATTTAGTTTTTGTTCACTTTCTTGTATTGAATATATTTAATAAAGATTATGATTTTGCCCCATTGGCGAATGACATAGCATCACGCACTATGGTTTATAGAAATTTTGATTATTTCAGAACAAATGGAACGGATATGTATATGGCTCTTAATCGTTTGATGGGTAAAGATAATGATATCGGTGATGATGAAAAAGATGAGATAGCAAAAGAAAGACTTTCATTATATAAAGCCGATATTTTGAGATTTCTACTTCATTATTCAAACAATAGAAGCGATTCGTCATTTGAGCAAAGATATTTGTTACGTTATCAAAGAAATCTTAACGTTCAAGACGGCATGTTAAAATCAGTTCGTAGACTAGTTGGAGATTGGGATAATTTAAGTCAAAATCAGAGAGCATTGGTAGTAACACGTCTGGTTCAATGGTTCCGTAGAAAGGCAAGACTTGCAGAAATTCTACCAGCACTTCTAAAATTACAAAAACGTGGTAATTATTCGGTTGACGACAAAAAAGATGATAAGAAAAAGATGTGGGACAATCCAATAGTACAAACCGGCGCATTTATTGCCGCCCACCAAGCAGGTAAAGCCGCAGGTAAAAGATTAGGGCGAACAACCTATACTACAAAGAGAGAATATGGTCATAAATTCGCTGATAGATATAAAAGAGATTAATTAAATTTAATTAATTAAAGAGGGGACAAATTGTCCTCTTTTTTAGTTTTGCTTGAAGATAAATAACATACTGAAGAAGATAAATACAATTAGAAATTAATTTTATTTGAGGAGATTCTATGGCTGATAAAGAACCAAGATTAGCACATCTAGAAGCAGAGAGTTTGGAAACTCACGTGGCTGTATGCTACGAGAGATACCATCACTTTAATAAGTCATTGCTAGATATTAATACCAAGATTGACAAGAACGAAAAAGAGATGGATAAAGGCTTTACTGAAGTAAAGAGAATGTTGATATGGACAGCATCAACTTTGTTTTCTACTATGTTGATTGCCATATTTGCACAGATGTTTAACCTCTTATAAGAGAAACAAAATGTTATTTAATGAACTTGCCCAGGAAGAGATATACGAAGCAAAGTTAGTATATGCTAGAAAGGGAAGAACGATTATTCGTAAATATAGATGTGGTTCTGGAAGACTTAAGGGTAAAACAGTATCAACACCTGGCGCATGTTTTAAACCAGTTAATATGAAGAAACGTTTCACATTAGCAAGAACAAAAGCAAAAATGGGTGCAAGAATGAAACGTAAGTCTAAGATGACTCGTAGAATGAATCCAGCCAGTAAAAGATTAAAAACTCTAAATAGAAGATAACGGAGAATATAATGTCATTAAAAGATAAAATAGAAAAAACAATGTATGCTGAAGGTATGGATGATAGAATTCAGGATATTGCTAATCTTATTGGTGCTTCAGTAGAAGGCGTACAGAAAAGACTAAAAACATTGACATTTTCTGATTATATTTTTGTGATGAATGCAGTAGACAATAAAGACAAACTCTCTATTGAACGTCTTCTGGGATTGGTACATTCTCCCATTGATGACGTTGAAGAAGGTGCAGAGATGCATATTTCTCCAGACATAGCAAGAGCAAAAACACTTCAACACACACTTCCGAGTTTAGACAGAGAAAAATACGAACCACGTGATGGGCTTGAAGGACCAATTATGACAAAATCAGGCAAAGTAGTGTACTACGATCCGATAGAAGGCAGTTACTACGATCCAGACACAGATATCTACTTAACATATGAAGAATGGAAAGAATTAAGCGAAGCATATAGTACAGGTTCACAAGGTCCTGATGACGAAGGCGGGGACGCATATGTAGATGTAGATGCAGAAGTAGACGAACCGGTGGGAGCAACAGCACCTATGGATAATGCGACAATGGGTAAAGTCAAAGCGGCAAGAATTCAATCAATGCAACGTCTTGGAAGAGACAACTTAGGCGGAGCAACAGCGGCACAGGCAGCAGATGCAATGGACAAAGCAGAACAGGGCAAACCATTGACTCCTATTCAGCGTAAGGCTATGGCATATCAAGCACAGAATTTAGACAGTCTGGCAGGAAGTCCAGATACTAGAATACAGTTTAGAAATTTACTTAATAGATTAAGAAAACAACAACAAAGACTACAGCAAGAGCAAGAATGAAATTAAAAGAGATATTAGGTGGGTTATACGTAATGATTACAGAGGAAGAAGAAGATTTGATAACCAAATACTTCTCCGAGGGAGATTATGTGAATGAATCGCAACTGTCAGGTAGAGAAATGAGACTGGCAGAGGGATTATCACACAAAGGTGTGTTAGTTCCTACTTTACGAGGATATAAAACTGTTTAAACAACTAGGAGTCTCAAATGTCTGCACCAACCAAAAAAGATATAGATTTAATGTCGAATCTGATGAAAGTCATGGAAGGCAAAAAACCAACTAAACTCACAGAAACATCTGAACAAGGTGGCACATCTCCTGTAGATGTTACTCCTGGCGTACAACGTGCAGATGTAGACGCAATGTCAAAAATCATTAAAGGATTTGAAAAAGCAACATCAAATGTCGCGGCTAAAGTCAAAACTACAATTAGCGAATCCACTAAAACTGAAAAAGGAGTCAATGTAGGCGCATTTTCAGTAGAAAAAAATGACGAAGATAGATATAACATAATTGACCGCCGTAGCAATAGTATATTGTTTGAAGATATACAATTATATGAATCAGTTTGTTGTATTGCCAAATATCTTAATGAAGATAAACCAATTAATTCTCCAGAAATTACTGATATAATTAGAATAAATGAATTATTTGAACGTCATTATATTGGAGCAATTCAACATAAACATTCATATCAAGTTGCCAAACGTGAAAATAATGGTGGCAGAATGGATATTGCCCAAGCAAGATTTTCCCAATCAAAAAATGAAGCAGGTAGAGCCAAGAAAAAAATTACAAACCTTTACGAAGATATAATTTTTTAAATATTATATTTGTGTATTAAAAAGATAAATACATGTAATATACAGCATACTGGGATAATTAATATGAATTTACATACAACAAGTTTCTTTAATTCGACTGAAGTTAACATATCTTCACGAATGAATGAATATCTGAAGAAAAACTTCGGCTATGAAGTTGAAGGTGATTTCGATACATTACAAGAAGCAAGAAAATCACTTCAGGCAGAACAACTTGAATTAAAAGACAACTACATGAGTGCGAAATATGTAGAAAATATGTTAATGATTGAAACAATTTCTTCATTATTAAAAGCACATGGTGAGACTTTATCAGTTCAAGAGGATAAATATTCTGACCTGAATCCTACTAATAAGTTTGGTTATTTTGGTGGACCAGGATTCTATAGTAATGATGGTAGTACTTATACTGAACCACATTATGATGATTTTGATATCAGACAACACAACAGAGATAATCCTGAAGATAAAATCAAACTTAATAATTGGGATGATTTTAATCTAAAAATGCGTTATCATAAAAAGGATGGTAAAAGAGTTCAAGGATATGGCGGAATGGGATATAATGTTTCATTTCACGGTAATCCAAAAGATGTAGAAGCATTTGCAATGAAAAATTTGGATGCAGAACGTTACTCAGGTGATAATATTCCTGAAGCAGTCCAGATGAAAGCAGTTAAAGAAGAACAAATCCACGAAGAAGATATAAAGTGGAGTGATTTTGTTAAATTATCAAAATCATCGGGTCAAGGTGGAATGGACTGGAATAACTTTATTGATTACGTAGAGAAATTTTATGGAACTGATGGAATATATGCTGATTTCTTTAAAAATCATGATGGTTCTGAAGGCGTAACTAAAAAAGAAATCTTAAAGCACGTAAAAATCCTAGCCAAAGACGAAAATTGGCAATGGGGACAGGGCGATACAATGGACAGAGAAAAAGTTAGAGATATGATGCTCACCGCTAGACCAACGTCAAGAACACATTATAGAGGAATGAGAGAAGAAGCAGTCCAAGAAGCAGACGAAGAAAAAGGACCTGACCATTATAAATGGAAAAATGACTCTCAATTGGCTGTTGCTCTAGGTCGTATTGAAAGTGCTATGGAAGCCCTAGATTATGCAATAGAATATAGAAGTGAGAATAGTGATAAATTTTTTACTGGATTTGAAGAACGAGCAGGAGTTGGCGACTTAATGAGAATTAAGGAAAAACTTGTAGACATACATTCTAATTGGGAAAAAGAAACCGAATACTACGGAATGTAATATATTATAATTGAGGAAATAAAATGGAAAGAACAGAATTAGAAAAAACTTTACATGAGCAATTAAATGCTCTACTTGAAGTTGATGCCGCAGAAGCAGAAATCACAATGGCTGCAAGAGGCATTGTTGATGAATTGCAAGATGTTATCGAAAAGTTAGGCAAAATTCAAAACGACCAAATCGGTCCACTAGCAGACGAAATGGCATACTCACATGGTCCAGACCAAGCGGCAACGTTTAAAGGTCAAGTTGATGATGCAATTAATGGTTTACTAGGACAAGCACGTTCTGCCAAAGATGCAGTAGCAGATGCAACACTTGTACTATCAGGCGAAAAGATGGCTGATGATATGGGTGATGTTGAACTTGGTGGCGATATGGGTGCAGACCTAGAAGATGATATCACAGCAGACATTGGTGGTGATGAATCAGCATCAGGTGAAGAATCAAATCCGTTAGGCAGAGAAGAAAGAGCCTAATATGAAAATTAGTCTACTCTTACAAGAGAAGGCAAATTATGATGCACAGTTAATGGGTGACATCAACGCCTATCTCATTTCATTAAAGGCAAATGATATTCCTTCAGTTACTATGGACATGATGGTCCGTGAGTTAACAGGAATGGGATATACGGTAGATGCTGAATCAATGGTTGATTTATTAGCAAATAGTAAATATATATCAAAGGTTACAGTAGATACAATAGAGTTAGACCATAGACTGAATAAAAGTGACGAGAAAGAAAAAGATTCAGTACACAAACTAGCAGTTAAGACAGCAAAAAAGAAGGTGAAGAAATAATGGCACTAATAGTTAACGGCGAAACAAAAACTATCTCTAAAGAAGAGATGAGAAAACTTGTCGAAGATTTAAAGAAAAATCCAGACGGTGACGCATTTGAAGAACTTTCTCCAGCAAAGAAACAACTTAGAAAAGAAGTTCAAGATGCAAAAAGACATCGTGAATTTATGGGTCGTGTTGCAAAAAACGAAGCAAGAGATTTAGAAAATGTAATAGCAACGAGCGAAATTGTAACAATCGCAGTAGGTGAGACAGTTTCAACAACTGAAGAATCTACAGAGTTACCAGAAGTAGATTTCGAATCAATGACTAAAAAGCAAATTGATGAATGGGCTGAAGAAAATCTCGGAATTCAATTAGACCGCAGACACACTAAAGCAAAACTAATCGCAGAAGTCAAAGAAAATCTATAAACCACTTGATTTTTAAGTCAAAGTATAGTATACTTATGCTATGCTTAAAGAAAAATTCACATATAATCCCCTAGAACGAGTAAACATTAAAGGCAGTCGCCATTATCAAACGCCCGGCGGGCAGTCTTTGCCAAGTGTTACAACAATATTAGATGCATTAAAAGATAAAACTGGACTCTATGAATGGCGCAAACGTGTCGGAAATGAAGAAGCAGATAGAATTGTACGTCTTGCTGTTGGTATAGGAACACAAGTTCACTTACATTTAGAAAAATTCATCTTAGAAGAAGATAGACCAGGCGGTACAAATCTTATTCATCAAATGGCAAGAGAGTTATCAGAAATTGTCATTGAACAAGGTTTATCGAATATAGATGAAGTATGGGGAACAGAAGTTCCACTATATTATCCCGAACTGTATGCAGGCACAACTGATTGTGTTGGTGTATGGAAAGGCAAATCTGCAATCATTGATTTTAAGACGACTCGCAAACCAAAAAGACGAGAATGGATTGATGACTATTTTCTACAAGGCGCGGCATATGCCGAAGCACACAATAAAATTTATGGCACTGATATTAAAACAATTGTCATAATGATGATTGGTTGGGATGAAGAAGCAGACAATATGGGTAACTATCAAGAATTTGTTGTTGAAAGTGATGACTATGAACGTTATGCGAGATTGTGGGCAAATAAGGTCCAGACGTATTTTGATAAATACATGTAATAATGGGAGTTTAAGAAATGGCAACAAATGTAAAAATTTTATTAAGACGCGGTACTAGGTCAGAGATAACAGCAGATACTTTAGATGCTGGTGAATTAGGCTACACTACTGACACAAATCAGTTATATGTTGGTACTGCTGATTCAAGTGATGAAATTGTATTTGACCCGTTTGCAAATGCTCACGCAGTTATTCAGACATATCTAGACTCATACACAACAGAAGCAGGGCTAGAAATAGATGAAGATTTAGTAATCAAAAATATTTCTGATGTATCTGCACTTCTTACTGATATGGAAACTAACGGTGGATTTAATGTAGAAATATTCGGTAGAGCAAGAACAAATGTAGAAGTTCTTACTGAAAAGAGTTTCAGTCAAGTGTATGCTAACATGCACTTAGAATCACATGCGGCTGCAACTGGTTTACGTTCTGATTTATTTAAGAAAGAACTAGCATCTACAACTGGCACATTTTTGAAATATGCTAAAACAGTCTCCACTTCATTTTTTATTGATTACTCATTAAAACAAGTACGTACTGTGTCACCAGCAATCACATTTATTCGTGTTGGTACAATTATAGTTATCAACGGCGCGGCAGTAATACCAGCAATAGCACAAGCAAAACTTACAGATACTAACACAGAAATCTGGCAAGATGATGGCGATGGTGTTGCACAAGCAGATGAGTTTTCAAATATCGAATTCACAGCAGATTTAGTTGTTACAGCAGGCAAATTTGCAATTGGAACTGAATATACAATTGTAACACCTGGAACAACAGACTTCACATTAATCGGAGCGGCTGATAGTATCGCAGGAACAGTATTCACAGCAACGGGTGTAGGAACTGGCGATGGTACTGCAAGTGATGACAACCTAAGAATTAATTACGCACAAGATGTAGATTTCACAACTGAGATTAGTTATACTGTAAAACGATGGACGATGTAAATGCGAGATAAAGCAATATTGCTTTATGAATGGCGCCAATTACGATTAAAACTACAAAAAAAATTTACTAAATCAACACTTCAAAAAATCGTTAATTGGTGGAAATCTTTTCCATATCATAGCAATGGATTCAATTATGACGATATCACAACTTTTCCTGATGTATGGGAGTATATCAGTGAAGAATTCTATACAAATAGTGGCAATGGATTAGGATGCTTCTATACTGTATATCACGCACACCCAGATAAAAACCCCGAATTATGGTTAATCTTAGACCTTAGTCAACAAGGTGAGATGTATCTTGTTACGTATGTTGATGGTTATATTCTCAATAGGCTAAATGGTAAAGTAGATAAATATGAGAATGTTAAAGATGACATAGACATTATGGAACGAATAACATACGAGGATATAAGTCCACATCTTAAAAATAGAAGATAATTAAGTGTGTAGATAATGTATAAATAAATACATAGTATAACTAAAGGTAAAAAAAATGCTAAAAGAGAAAACATATGAATCAGGTGATATTGTAACATTATATTTACAGACTGGACAAGAAATATTAGGTAAATTTGTGTCAGAAGATGATAGTTCTACTGTTGTTTGTAAACCGTTAACAGTTGCAATTGGACCAAAAGGTGCGGCATTTCAGACATTCACTGTAACAGGTGATAGTGAAAAAAATGTATCATTTAAGACAGGAAAAATTATTTCTGTGTTAAAAACTAATAAAGCAACTTCCGAATCATATAGAACAGCAACATCTGGACTTGTAGTTCCAGAAAAAGGAGGAATTCTTCAATAATGCCACAAGCCGCGAGAACAACTGACCCAATATCACCACACTCACCGTGTAGTCCAGAGCAATGTGGACCAGGAAGTAGCAACGTGATTATTGAAAATAAACCCGCATATCGTGTGGGTGATAAAACAATACCGCATGGTATTCCTCAACCTCTTGTAGGTTGTGTTCCGCATGTTACACCATTAGTAAAGGGTTCTCATAACGTTATCGTGAACAACCAACCAGCAGGCAGAGTAGGTGATAACCATTCCTGTGGTGTAGTAGTTGTATCAGGCGCAAATAAGGTGATTATAAATGGCTAGTGAAGCGGAAATCGAAAGACTATATCAGTTATTTGTTACGAATGGTGGTGGTTCATTATCATTTTCTGGTACAAATTTAACTCCAAAACAATATTCTGAGGCTGTTGCGGCATCAAACTTGACGCCACTTGAAATGGCACAGTTAGAAGCAAAACAGCATCAATACAATAGACAAGCGGCACTGAACTCTATAGCAAATGAAATAGAGGCTAATAATTTCACTAATCCATATGCGGCACGAGGAGCATATGGTAATTCTCTGTTTTCTGCTTTAGGTTCATCATCAGCGGTCACTAATGAAGTAACAGATTTGAATAATTCTTTTTCTGGATTTAGTAGTGCCGATATGGCATTAATATTTGCAGGAGTATTATCACAAACAGGTGTAGATTTAGAAAAATTTCTAAAGATTCTAGGACTATCAGCATTGGGAATTGGAATGTATACCTCTCTTACGAATCATACAAATAATCAGACAGCCAATATACCATCAACAATGCAAGATGCAAGTTCTCTAGCATCAATGAATGAACAGTTTGGTGAACAAGGAGATCCTTGTTCATTTTTTAATCAGTTAATGGGTTTATTAGCCGGTATATATGACGGTACTTTAGATTTTATCGATAATGCAATTGGCGATATAACCACGTTTCTAAATGATACAGGCATAACATCTTTATTACAGAGTATCATAGCCGCGATTGTCGGTGCAGGTAGTGTTGTTGCAGATGTAATAAGTGCAATAGTTGGAGTTGGAATACAATTATTAGGTGGTATTATTGGTGTAGTAGCACAAGTAATAAATGCAATTGGTGATATAACATCAGCAATCGCAAATGAAATCTCGTCTCTAGCCGATATGGCTGCAGAACTTTTGAGAAAAGCATTAGCATTAGTTCTTGGTGGAGCGGCATCAGATCCTTGTAAGAAGCAAGTATTAATGAATACTGGGACTACTGCTATGAAAGATGCAGTCACTCAGTTGAATCAACCACTCGGCTCAGGACCTCCTCATATGATAGGAACAACTACAGATAATAGAGCAAACGCAGAGGAAGTAAAAAGAGAAATGAAACACTCACGTGATGAAGCATTACTTGATCCAGGAGTTCCTCAATCTCCATTTACAGAATCGGCAAAGAACTATGTTGCAAAGGATTCAGGCGAAGATTCATCTCTATACTCTAAAATCTTTAGTAATTCTTATGCGATTGAGGGTAAGCAGATTACAACAAGGGGATATGACGATTACAAAAGATTTAAAAAAGGAGAAATGACTTCCAAAGAAGAAGTTGCATATCTTAGTGAATTTACAAATTCTGACCTAGAAACTGGTACAGTGTATAAAAGAGAAATAATACTCACTGCGGCTGTATATGAAGAAGCATACTCTAAATGGACAAAAAAACAGAGAGCATACGTGAAATCTCTATATACAGGTAGTGGTAATACCTATGCCCAAAAAACAATACTTTCAGATATATACAGGTTGACTAAAGTTGGCGACTTTACAAATAAATCATCATTACACACTAGACTACAACAGTTAGAGTCTGGATTGGCTAGTGACTACAAAGTGGTGAAGGATCTACTAAGTACAAAAAACATCAAAGATTTTCAATATGGCACATCTGATGGTAGAGTTGACAAATTTAAGGAAGCAGAAGTTAAGAAGAATTGGGAGACAATTATTGAACCAGCCATGCAACGCAAATATGATTTAGCAGTTAAAAATCTAGCAAAAACTAAAAGCGAGTGGGAGAGTATTAAGACACAGGTGTTTGAGAATCGTACGAAAGCAGAGGAGTTTGATAATTAAGTACAACTTCTCCAGTTGACGTTTAAATGAAAGAGTGTTGACACTCAAGTCTTTTAATGTTATACTATAACATATGTTAAATAATCAACAAAGCCAGATAAATACTATAAAATATAGTGATAATTTATTTGGAGACTTACCATGCAGGTAAACGAAATCATTAAAACAATTGAAGAAGGATTATACGACCCACATATCTTTAAAGCGGTATTCATGGCAGGTGGACCTGGTTCAGGTAAAAGTTATATTGCAACATCTACTTTATTAAAACGCACTAGTTTAAAAATAGTAAACTCGGATGATATATTTGAGTATAAGATGAAAAAACAAGGATTGGATTATGAAGATCCAGATGTTATCTATAGTGATAAAGGTCAAGAAACTCGAAATAGAGCAAAAGAAATGACTCAAACTAGAGAAGATATGTATCTTGACGGTAGATTGGGATTAATTATAGATGGTACTGGAAGAGAAGTAACTAAGATAGCACGTGCTAAAGAAAAATTAGTTAATATGGGTTACTCATGTATGATGATATTTGTTAACACAAGTCTAGAAATAGCACAACAAAGAAATCTAGACAGACCAGGAAGAACAATTAGACCAGAAGAAGTTGAAAAAATGTGGAGAGCGGTACAAGAGAATATGATGAAATATCAGCAATTATTTGGTGCTGATAAATTTCAAGTTGTCGATAATAATGGTGGACTTGAAGATCCAGAAAGAGCAGAAAATTTTGAGAAGGTTGCAAAAAATATTGATGCGTTTGTAAATAGACCACCAAGAAGTAAATATGCAAAGGATTGGATAGAAGACCAAAAGAGAAAGAAAAATACAAGGAATCAACAAAAGTAATGGAATCAATAGTAGACAAGTTATCTAAATTCAGAAAAGATATAGATTTAGATTTTGTTAAAAAGACACATGTTCATTATTGCACACCATGTTATGCGGGTCAGATTTCAGAACCATATTTTAGGTCTTGGACAAAGGGTCATATGATGTTTACGAAATATCAAATTCCGTATACGTTAACAACAGCGGCAAATGAGAGTTTAATTTCTAGAGCAAGATGTCACATGGTGGCGTATTTTATGTCTAATCCAGAAGCAACTCATATGATGTTTATTGATGCTGATATAAATTTTGATGCAATTGATATTTTGCATATGTTACAACATGATAAAGATGTCATAGTTGGAGCATATCCAAAAAAACAATTAGACTGGACATCTATTAAAGATGCAGTTGATAGAGGGTTAGATGAAGGTTCAATCAAAGATACTGCGGCAAATTACGCAATAAATTTTGATTGGAATTATAATGAAGAAACAGATACACGCAATTTGCAAATTGAAGATGGATTAATTAAACTCAAAGACGCTGGCACTGGATTTATGATTATTAAACGAAGTGTTATCGAGAAAATGATAGAAAGTTATCCTGAATTGTATTTCAATAACGATTTGCATCTTGAAGAAGAATTTTCAAAGTGGACATATCTGTTTTTTGACTGTATGCATGAAGAAGATACGAAGAGATATCTTAGTGAAGATTATGCCTTTTGTCGAAGATGGCAAAAACTAGGTGGTGAAATTTGGTTAGATCCATTGGTGAAATTAGACCATATAGGTCATTATTCATTTAATGGAAATGTTGGAAAGATGTTTTATTCATCTTCTAACAGCGAAATTTTATAAGATAACTACTGTAGTAAGACAATATTAATAATAAGAGGATGATGTAATGGGGTTAATTAAAAAGTTTGAGAAAGTATACGCCAACAAAGAACACGAAGAGATGACACTTGTTGATTATCTTAAATTGTGTAAAAAAGATAAACTAGCATATGCATCTGCCGCGGAGAGATTATTGATAGCGATTGGAAAACCAGACGTAGTTGACACTAGCACAAATGCTCGATTAAGTCGAATTTTTCTAAATCGCACAATTAAAGTTTATCCAGCGTTCGCAGATTTTTATGGAATGGAAGAGGCAGTAGAAAGATTAGTAGCATATTTTAGACAATCTGCTCAAGGACTCGAGGAAAAGAAACAAGTATTATATCTATTAGGTCCAGTTGGCGGTGGTAAATCATCATTAGCAGAGCGACTGAAAGAGTTAATGGAAAAACATCCATTCTATGTGTTAAAAGCAGGGGATGAAATTTCACCAGTATTTGAATCACCACTAGGATTATTTGATCCAAAAGAATTTGGCAAAGATGCTGAAAAAGAATATAAAATTCCAACACGATATCTTACTGGATTATTGTCACCATGGGCAGTTAAACGACTAGACGAATTTGAGGGAGACATCACAAAGTTTAGTGTTGTGAAAATGTACCCATCTAAGTTGAAACAAATCGGTATTATGAAGACTGAACCGGGCGATGACAACAATCAAGACATTTCAGCACTAGTTGGTAAGACTGATATTCGTAAATTAGAATTCTTCTCACAAAATGACCCAGATTCATACGCATTTTCGGGTGCGTTATGTCGTGGTAATCAAGGTGTTATGGAATTCGTAGAGATGTTTAAAGCACCAATCAAAGTATTACATCCATTATTAACAGCAACACAAGAAGGTAACTACATGGGAACTGAAGGTATTTCAGCAATTCCATTTAATGGTATCGTAGTTGCTCACTCAAATGAGAGTGAATGGGAAACATTTAAAAATAATAAAAATAATGAAGCATTCTTAGATAGAGTATATATCGTTAAAGTTCCATATTGCTTACGTATAAACGAAGAAACTCATATCTATAAGAAAATGTTAAATGCGTCAGGACTAGATAGTAGCAAATGTGCGCCGCATACACTTAATATGTTGGCACAATTTTCAATTCTTTCAAGATTGAAAGAACACAAGAACTCAAATCTGGCAGCCAAATTGAGAGTATATGATGGTGAAAACTTACATGATGTAGATCCAAAAGCGAAAAGTATGCAAGAATACAAAGATGTCGCAGGGGTAGATGAAGGCATGAGAGGTATGAGTACCCGTTTTGCATTTAAGATTCTTTCACAGACATTTAACTTTGATCCAGAAGAAATCGCCGCAGATCCTGTGCATCTTATGTATGTATTAGAAACTGCGATTAAACGTGAACAATTTGGAGAAGAAGCAGAAGAAAAATTAGTTGGATTCATTAAAGACCATTTAGCAGTAAAATATAGTGAACAAGTAGGAAAAGAAATTCAGAAAGCATACTTAGAGAGTTATCACGAGTATGGTCAAAATCTATTTGACAGATACTTAGATTATGCTGACCACTGGATTCAGAACATTGATTATAAAGATGCTGATACGGGTAACTTATTTGACCGTTCTATTCTTAATGAAGAATTAGAAAAAATTGAAAAACCTGCTGGTATTGTAAATCCAAAAGACTTCAGAAATGAAGTTGTGAATTGGGTCTTACGTGCTAGAAGCAAATATAAAGGAAAGAATCCGCCTTGGACTGCTTACGAGAAAATGAAAGAAGTAATCGAACACAAAATGTTTGCAGGAACAGAAGAATTACTTCCAGTTATTTCATTTGGTAGTAAGAAAAGCAAAGAAGACCAGACTAAACATGATGATTTCATAGATAGAATGGTAGCGAAAGGGTATACGGCCCGACAAGTTAAACGATTAGTGGAATGGTATATGCGGGTTCAAAAGTCTAACTAGAGGAAGACTTTATGGCAAACAATATTATCGATAGAAGAAAGAATGGTGATTTAAGAAATCCCGGTTCTAAGTCTACGGACAATCGTCAAAAGTTTATCAAACGAACAAGAGAGGAAATACGAAAGAGTATTCATGATTCTCTAGGTAAACGTAGTATCAAAGGTTCTGGTGATTCACAAGATGTTGTAATTACTAGAAAAGGTATTGACGAACCACAGTTTAATCATAATCCCCAAACAGGCTCACGTGATATAGTTCTCCCTGGCAACAAAGATTTTGTTGAGGGGGACCAACTAGAGAAACCAAAAGGTGGTGGCGCTGGTTCTGGTGGCAAAGCAGGCGAATCAAGTAATGAAGGTATAGGTGAAGATGAATTTGAATTTGCATTAAGCAATGATGAATTTGTTAATATCTTGTTTGAAGATTTAGAACTTCCTCATATGATTTCCAAAGAAAACAAAGCCGTTGAACGCTATGAGATGACTCGTAGTGGTTACACAACTACTGGCAATCCATCACAAATGAATTTAGAGAAAAGCATGGTCAATTCTATTGGTCGAAAAATTGCTTTGAAATTCCCAAAACTGAGAAAGATACGTAAATTAGAAGAAGAACTTGATAATCTTAAGAAGTTCTTTTATAAAACTACGCAAGAACAAAAAGACGGCACAGAAGAATGGGCTCGATATCAAGAGATTGAAGAAGAAATTCGCAGATTACGTATCAGAGCAAATGCAGTTTCATTTGTTGACCCAGTAGATTTAAGATTTAATAATTTTAGTAAGAAACCTGCACCAATTTCACAAGCAGTAGTATTCTTCATTATGGATGTCAGTGCAAGTATGACTCAACAGCATAAAGACTTAGCAAAACGCTTTTTTATGTTGCTTAATCTATTTGTATCTCGAAAGTATAAAAAAGTAGAATGTATTTTTATTAGACATCACATTCAAGCAAAAGAATGTACTGAAGATGATTTCTTTAATAATAAAGAAAATGGTGGCACAATAGTTTCAAGTGCATTTAAACTTGCGAAGAAAATCATTGATGACCGTTATTCACCAAATGAATGGAATTTATATTTTTCTCAAGCAAGTGATGGTGATAACTGGGACAATGATAACGAAGAACTTCTGAATATCATTGATAAAGATATTTTACCTATAACTCAATATTTTAGTTATATTCAAGTTGGACAAAAACGCCACGGATACTACAATAGTGGCAATTTGTTACAAGAATACGTACAATTAGAGGTAAATCATAAAAATATTATAACCAAACATATAGAAGATACTCTTGATATATATCCGGTGTTTAGAGAAATATTTAAAAAGGGAAAGAGCAACAAATGAGTGATTTAATATACACAGGATCTAGTTGGGATTTTGATAAATTGTATCGAATAATGGATGCGTGTGAAGAAATAGCCATTAACGATATGGGGCTTGATTGCTTTCCAAATCAGTTAGAAGTTATTACTGTTGAGCAAATGCTTGATGCATATTCTAGTGTTGGCATGCCATTGATGTATAATCATTGGAGTTTTGGCAAGAGTTTCATTTCAAATAAGAAACAGTATAGTGCAGGACAAATGGGATTAGCATATGAATTAGTTATCAACTCTAATCCTTGTATAAATTATCTCATGGAAGAAAATTCTATGACAACTCAATCTCTTGTAATTGCCCACGCGGCATTTGGACATAATCATTTCTTTAAGAATAACTATTTGTTCAAACAATGGACATCACCTGATGCTATTGTAGATTATCTATTATTTGCAAAACGATATATAAGAGAATGTGAAGAATTATATGGAAACGATGCAGTTGAGGAAACACTAGATGCATGCCATGCCATTCAATATCAGAGTATTAACAAGTATAAGAGACCTAACAAATTAAACGCACAAGATGAAATAGAAAAACAACGTTCTCGAAGTGAATATTTACAGTCACAAGTAAACGACTTATGGCGCACAGTACCAACTACAAAAAAAGAAAACAAAGAAGAAGAACAGTCCTGGCCAAAAGAGCCAGAAGAAAACTTGTTATATTTCTTAGAGAAATATTCTCCAATATTGACTCCATGGCAACGTGAGATATGTAGAATTGTTAGACGAATTGCACAATATTTCTATCCTCAGTATCAAACAAAAGTAATGAACGAGGGATTTGCAAGTTTTACACATCATTATATATTTAATAAGTTGTATGACCAAGGCAAAGTTGACGATGGAGCAATGATTGAATTCTTCAGATTACATAGTGCAGTGTTATATCAACCACCGTTCGATTCACCTAATTATCAAGGTTTTAATCCATACGCACTAGGATTTGCTATACTAAAAGATATTCAAAGAGTGTGTACAACACCAGACGAGGAAGACAAACGATGGTTCCCTCACTTGGCTGATACAGATTGGCGTATTACAATCAAAGATATTGCCGCAAACTACCGTGATGAAAGTGCAATTTTACAATTTTTGGGACCAAAAGTTATTCGTGACCAAGGATTGTTCAATTTACATGATGAAGAGCATTATGATAACTATCTAGTTACATCAATACACGATGACCGCGGATATAAGAAGATTCGCAAGAACTTAAGTGCTAGTTATGAAACAGCGGCGATGATACCTGATATTCAAATAACAAAGGCTGATATTAAGGGTTCACGTGACTTAACACTCTTACACGAAAGTTATAAGGGAAAGAAATTAGACAAGAAAACAGCAGACCAAGTATTGACTCATGTTCAAAAGTTGTGGGGATATAAAGTGAAATTATACACAATGCATGATGAAACTTTATTGGATGTATTCGAGACTAATCAAATATCTAACAGTGGTATTGGTTCTTTACAAATAAAAGATCCCGATGATTGGTAATTATACGTTTTAAGTATTGCATAATAGTCTTATATGTGTTATACTTAATAGATACGATTATTAGGAGAATTAAATGAGTTATGCTGAAACCTTTCAACAAAGTAATGTATTTTGTTTGAAATATAAAAAAGACTTACCTGCACTCTCAACTGCACCTTTTCCTGGTGAAGCAGGCAAAAGAATCTTAGAAAACATATCTGCTCAAGCATGGAACGAATGGCTTGAGATGCAGACTATGTTTATCAATGAAAATCAACTAAACATGATGGATAGTCAGGCTAGAACGTTCTTAGCAGAACGAAGAAATGAATTTCTCTTTGAAGGTGGCGAAAAACTTGACCCACCTACGCCTGTTTAGATGCAAACTAAAGGTAAAGTACTAGTAACAGGTGGAACAGGATTTATAGGAACAGAATTAGTAGAACAGTTACACGTAAGAGGATATGAAGTAACTATCTTAGATAGAAAAGATAAACCTATTGGATTAGACCACGTCAAGTATATACAAGGAGAATTATCTAATCCTGCAAGATGCGTAATGGCATGTGGAAATCAAGACTATGTTATTCATTTGGCAGCCAAAGCACGAATTCCAGAAAGTTTTATCAATCCTGATGAATACTTCGACAGTAATGTAACAGGTACAAGAAATATATTGACAGCCGCTAGTGCGGTGGGTGTCAGAAAATTCATATATGCTGGTTCTAGTTCAGTATATGGAAACAACACGCCGCCTAATAAACCCAATCATAAACCAGATCCATTAAATTATTACGCAATGTCAAAATTGTTTGGTGAACACTTATGTAAACAATACAAGATTATGTTTAATCTCAATTATAACATACTAAGGTTCTTTACAGTATACTCTGAAAATCAACCAACTTCTTTGTTGTTTGGAAAGTTTGCTCAAATGGTTAAAGATGGTGAACCAGTGACTATTCACGGTGAT